GGTTGCGACAGTGGTTACTCCGGTCATTGTGACGGTTTCAGTAACCCAATGCCCCGATGCATTGAACCCTGTAATCCTTACCGGGAAGTTTACACCAGAATCAGCAGCACTATCAGATACCAGATCAAGAGTTTCATTGGCGCTTGGTTGTGTCTGAACTCCATATGCCCCAAGGGGATATGCCTCCCTTGGGGTTCCCGTTTCCGTTGTGCCCGGGTGAAAGGAATCGAATTCAGTTGAGGAGATATCGTAAACTCGACGGTTGTTCGTAGCGTCGTCGATGTTCAGGACCTGCTTTACGTACAGAGGCATCCCATACTGTGAGGTGCTGGCGGCGGTAGTAAGGGAGAACTCCCTACGTTCGTTATCCGCATCTACTTGATTAAGGATGAAGCGATACGTACGGTTGATCGCCGCATTGACCATATCCTCGAAATCATCACCAGTATCAGCACCGGCAATGTCAAGGACTTGTTCTTTGATATCTCTGTAGAACATCAGTTGTCTCTCAAGTAGCCCTTAGGAAGTAACAGCTTCCTCAGATTCTTCGATTTCATCGTCGGCCATTTCGACAATGGCTTTTCTCTGCGAAGGATCAAGTCCTTGCAGATATGCCTGCACTGAAGCGGGTGATGCGTTAGGCTCAACGCCACCAAGGCGAGAAAAGGCAGTGTCGAGGGTGTCAATAAGATTCCGCTCAGATTCCTGTCTCTGCTGGTCGAAGGTTCTGCTCAACCGTTCTCGGTCAATGGGACCCGTGGTCTTTTCCAGATTCTTGATCTTGAAATCGTAGGCTTTGAAGCGCGGGAAGTTCTCTCCGCTTGCATCCTCCCGCACCTCGGCTTCAGTCTCGTTCAAGATCTCGCCATTGCGGGTCATCGCAATCTCCCCGCGTTTATACCCTACGAAATCTATGATACACCCGTGGTCCTCCGTGAGGCCCGTGTGTTCTTCCGCAGTGATCTGGAGGTGCCATTCATCACCCGTATCCGTATCCGACAATAGAGGATTGGTGGACTCGTATTTAATGAACCACGTATGATCCTTCAGATCGGGCGGTAGAGACACATCCCCATAATCTGCATTTTCTACAATGGCTGTAAGCTCGTCCTTGGGCTTCAATAACTCTGTCATAAATTCCCTCCTGTAAAAATGATTTGAATTACTGGCATACGTTGCTGAGGAAGAGGAGGAAGCTTGTCCTCTTTCATCTCTTTCTCTTCTTTCTCCTCTTTCTTCTTCTTCTTTTTCTTCTTGTCGCTTGGCGGGGGGGGAAGGAACGGATCTACAGTTCCGTAATCATCTTTCATTTTAGATCGTGTGTCCGCTGATATTAACCTGACAATCAGCTGAGGAGGTAGCGATCTTTCCGAGGATAGCTCCCGAACCCGCACCGACCACAGACAGGCCGCTGAAGTTGAAAGAGAATCCCTCGACGGAAACATCAATCTTGGACTGCCAGAGAATCGTAGAAGCTGGAGACTCGATGGTTATAATCGCGTCAGCGTCCACGTGTCCAGAAATAGAAGTCACCACATGGGTATTGGTGTTATTAGCGGCGTGTGTGGCCGTAGCTCCACTGGCTGTCCCTGCGGCAGTTTCCGACCAGAAGTTCCCTTGAACAAGCATCTTAATCCTTCATCTGTATAATGATATCGTGGTCTAACATATCAACCGTAAACATCAAGCCCTTGTTGTTGGCTACCAACCCTTGAGCAATGGCTCGGGTCGATCTCCCTTTGTTCGTCCCCGTTTCCAACACGGTATTGGGTTTCAGGGCTTCCACCATCCCGGTCAACATCGCCGCGAATCCTTCGTCTATACCCCACCCAGTGAACTTCCCTTGATACTGAGAAGGGAATGTTGGGTCTATCAACCATTCCGCTCACCCTCCACTTCCTTCATGGACTGCTCACCCAACCATCGGATCTTTCGAGTAGTCATATCGTGATCGTTGTCGCAGATCATCACGTCATACTCTTCGGCCCATTTCTTTCTGTACTCTTCAGCAGACGATGGGAGTTTATTGATCTTCTTCCATCGCTTCCCCCCGCATTCTGGACACGCAATACCTCCAGATAGCTCTATATCAAACCCCTGACGGCAGTCGTAACATATGTAGATCTTCATACAAGGTTCGCCGCCTTATCCCGCATCATTGCATAGTGGTTGCGAACGTCTGTATCGCCGGGGATGATACTCAGATAGGGTTTCGTCGAATCTGGGTCCCCTTCAGCATTCTTTTCTACATGCTCACGCCATTCCCTTGTGACAACCGGGGTAAATCCCATGTGTCCTGCGAAAACATCCGTGTCGCAGTAGATCTTTATGCCCTTGCGCTTTGCGCGGTAGCACCAATACATGTCCTCGGTGCCAGACTTGGGCATGATGAAGTAAGGAAAGCCGTCCTTGTCCTCATCTTGGAAACTCTGGTTGGTTTTGGGCGGATCACCAAGGAATTGCTTGGCCAACATCCGCTCTTTTTCGGTCAGCCTGTCAAAAGCATCGTAAAGTTCGGTCGGCAGGGACTCTTGAGAGGACCCCTCTCCCTTTTTAAGGAGGGTTTCGGTCTTGATCAGCATACAGTGGGTTCCTCCACCGTCTACTTCCATCAACCCTTGGTCCATATCCTTGATTTCAAGGTTCCTATAGGATTCGTGATCGTGAAAATCACCCGATTCCGCCACCAGAACCCCAATCTCATGGGGCATTTTACGCATACAATACGGTGCAATTACTACATCTACATCATGCTCGATAAATCTTGGCAGGAACTCAGGATCAATCACCGCATCATCATCCAACCATAGGATGTGGGTAAACTCTCCCTCTACTGCCACCTGACACATCTGCGTTCGTGCAAAATGCACAAAGGATCTGCCGATGATCGTCCAGTTGAAGTCAATCCCCCATCTGGACCATTGGCTTGTGCATTCAGTATGGTTCGTGTGGACAGTGGCCTCGAATTGGTTCATATAATTCGGGGTTGCCACAAGAACCTTGGTTCCCTCCGGTACTTTGTAATCCACTTACACCCTCCAGTCAGTTAAAGGGAGGGGGCCGAAACCCCCTCCCAAGAAAACTTTACATCAACTGCAACTGCACACGCGCCTGTGTAGCATTGACGTTCTCAAGGCAGAAGCCCAGAGCAGCCTTTGCATACGCGGCGGTAGTTGTAGTCGTCTGCACATCCTCGGTGACCACACCCGTAGGTGCGACACCAGCCTGTGTTGCAATAGCCAAACGACCAGTAGCAAGAGCGGCAGAGCAGCGGACAGTAGCAGGTCCGTAGACCTGAATTCGTCCGATTCCACCCGTGGCAATCGTAGACTCGACGACACCAGCTACAGCCGCTGCAATGCCCGTGGTCGCGTCTACAGCCACATCAACTTTTTCAACGAGGTGGCCCTGATCCGCATCGGTCGTTGTGATAGAAAACTCACACACCGTCCCGGGGATGAGTTCGTCGCCTTCATTGTTCTCGCACACGATAAAAACAGTCTCCTGATTTTCTCGATTCGCGGTCATAAACTGCATTTATTGATCTCCTTACTTATAGATCGCGGACCAAGTGAGGGTATCCCCTGCAACCGAAGAATCGTGGTGAATAGATCCACCTGCGTAAGTTGCGGAGAAGTCACTGGCGTTGATGTGAACTCTAGGTAGTGCCACATCCACATCATCATCGTTGTAATTGAACCAGAAAGCGACGATTGTGCTTCCCGGTAGAATCGCGTCCGTCCCCGGAGTCGTTACAGACTCCAGAGTGCCCGTAATAAAGTGGGCACTGCCAAGACTGACGCGACTGTTTGCGTTAATAGTAAAAGCCATCAGAGAACCCCTTTCTCAAGTGACACCCTGAAGCTTGCCGTTCTTCCGACGATTGTTGGTGGCCAGATTGCCTTGGAAGAAAATCTGGGTCAGCAATGCATCCTGATTGATGGGCTTCTGGAAGCCGCCATCAGCCATCTTGAAGTTCGCGTCGGAATGGACAAACAGCATCATGTTGTTGCTGTTCAGAAGGTGAAGCTCACCCGATGTGCAATAATCATCCCACTCAATGGGGACGCCCTTGAACATCAGCTTCTCGACACCAGCATCGGCACCCTTGGAGTTCGCCTGATAGCGAACCTGCGGGAAGATCAGAGCTTCGAGGGCTTCGTGAACAGCCTGTGTGGTCACACCAAAGTCAGGAGCGCCAGAAGCACCACCCTTACCCTGCTTGCAGTCATTGTGGAGCGTCCGCAAGGAGGGGAGGAGGTTCGTGGCGGCAGAACCGACACTCGACTGAACCTGATTCTGCCACACCGTATTGGCCGTGGAGACAGAAGCGTAGGCCGTTGTGCCCGGGGTCGTCTCGTTCATAGCGGCAAGACCCGTCAACTGCTTGGAGCCTGAGCCGTCGCCGTTAGAGAAAGCACCCGTGGCAACGACATCAGCGAGCGACAACGCCGCTTGCTGGATCTTTTCCTGCTGAAGGGACGTAATGCGAGAAGCGCCCTTATTCGAGCGAAGCTCACGTCCATGAACTGAAATGGAAACAGAACCCTGCTTCCAGTTATAAAAAGCCGCCGTCATACCGCTTTGCGCGGTCGTGTCCAGCGCCTCGTAATCCGCATACCACCCTGCTGTGCTGTTCTTCTCATGGAGCAGACCAACACGAATGCGCTCACCGCCGTCGATTACCTTCAGGCGTCCGCTTCCACGGAGCCACGCAAGGAAAACGTCAGCATTGAACACCTGATCGTTCAGGGCACCGCTGTCCAGAACCTTCATCAGGGTCGTGGTCAGCAATGGCGCATAAGTCAGAGTAGAGAGGACAGTTTCGTTAGCCATCTCTCAATCTTTCAAATTTTTGGTTAATCCGTTGGCACACTTGGCATCTCCCGTAGAGCAGCCAAGGATGCTCGGGCTACTACGTCTTCAAAGTTTTGGTTGGTTCCCGGTTTATAGATACTGTCCCGGGTCCTTACCCCCGATGCGGAACGACTCTCCACAACGCTACGGACTGCATCCTTCGCCCTACGTCGATCATTGGTTCTTGCAGACTCCGATGCTTTGCCCGCGCCACGTTCCTCTGCTTCCTCGATCAGTTGGTCAAACTTCACAAGGCGGAAAAGGTCACGGGCGGTAGGACCGCCTTCGGGGTCGTAGAGACGTTGGAATTCGCGCTCGCACGCATCTCGAATATCCGAGCTAAATACGAACTGCCCATCCTCGTTGCGGTGTCCAAACTCTTCGCCGAACTCCTCAAGTCCCTTATCAATGTCGCTATCCACTGCATCGCGGTGGTCCTCCAAGGCTTGCTCCTGCTCCAGTTCGGCCCGTAAGGGCACTCCCTGTTGCCTGAGCATCTTTTGGAATGTTTCCCACTGCTGTGGAGTAACTCGGGCAAGATCTGGATCAGCTTCCTGCGGCTGTTGGTTGTAAGCCGCTTTCAAATCATCCAGTTCCTGAAGGGACTCGTTGACTTCTGCTTGAGCCTGTTTCCACTCGGCTTGAGTTTTATGATATCCAGATAAGATTCCGCGGACCACTTCAGCATCCGCGTCACCTAACTGTTCTTCTACATTACGAAGAACTTCATCAATCCCGGGCCGTTTCGTGGCTTCAACCCTGCCCGTTTCTCTCGACGTTGCAGGGGCGCTCTTCGACGTTTCCGTAGATCGGGGAGTCTCCGCATCTCCCTCCTCGTTCATAGTTTCAATCGAAGCCTGACGGACCTCATCCTCAAGAGAGCGGATGCTCGTAAAAGCATCCTCCTCATCCCGTGGGGAGAATTCATCAGAATCCAGATCGACTTCTGTCGAGGTTACTTGCGTCATCTTTACTTCCCTCCGTTAAGTTTACTACCCTTTGACGCCCCCAAAGGGCGCTCTTTTAATTGGCATTTATTTTTCTCTTCACCCGAGAAGTCTTCCCTGACTTTTTTTCTGCATCCTTGTCGAACTCGGGAGTTCCAGAACGGACGGTTTCCAACAGTGTCCGTGCTTTTTCCCAATTCTTCTTGTCTATTACTACCACTTCGCCGATATCAGTCGCGGCGATCTTCCCCTCAAGGAGTCTCACGGCGTCATCCAGCATTTCTTTCACTGTCATACCGTTTTCAACTCCGAGGATTTAACTGTTTCCACCCTACCATCTTTGTCCTCGACGCCGATGACCCAATCAGTCTGCTCTTTTGATTGTAATTTTTCCCCTCGGGGTTTACTCCTACCCACGTGGTCAGGGGCTTTGGCATCAAAGTTTCTAGCACCACCAACGGGATCACCGGCTTCTTGAACGTCGAGAATATTCATTACTTCCCTTTTGTGTTCCCTGCCTGTGATATCTACACCCAAGCCCTCGTCGTAGTGTGCCTCAAAGGGCAGGAAGCCCAAAGCAGCAGTGACAGGAAACTCCCGTTTGGCCAGCTTCCCACACGTACATGCGAAGGGCTTGTCCTTGTCGGCGAGGAGAATATCCGCCTCGTAGGTCCCGCAAGTGGAGCATGTCACATCGTATAATGGCATTACGGTCTTTTTCTCATGGATTTAGTGGGGGACACCTGTACCGGGCATAGTTGCCTGATGAGTCGCCGCTCTCTTCGGCGATAGACCGCCCTTCCCCTTCCGCTTCCTTCCCAAACCCAAACCGACCGCTGATCGTGCCGTCCGGCTAGGGTCCGCCGCATCTTTCGCCGCTCTCGATCTCAGGATATTTTTAGCTATCTTGTATATTCCGCCCGCCACGCCCACAGCCCCGACAGCCCCGGCAGCAGCGGCTCTACCGGGAACACTAAAGAAGTCCGTTGGAGACTCCGCTGCTCCAGCCGTTCCGCTTACCTCCTGTTTCCACATCTCATTTAGCTGGGCCTGTTGTTCCTCAGGGGATAGCCCCTCAAAGTCCTGCCTCTCCTCTTCGGAAAGTTTTGCGATTGTCTCTTCGCGGTAATTTTGAGGCATGGGAACTGTCTCACCACCGCCATTACCACCGCCATTACCACCAAATAGAGCGCCCCTCGACTCTTCCATCCTGTCCCTATGCCCGCCAAACACCGAAGCGAATCTTTCTTCCGCTGTTGGTTCTGTCTGGGGGGCGGCGAGGGCACCCAAGGGTGCACCCCCCGGTCCCCACGAGGGTGAGTTCCTCTTCCTTACACCCTGCCCCGGTAACAGTGCACCCTGCTCCGGTCCCAGTTCGGTATTGGAGGTCGAAAAGCGGTGCGTGATCGCCGGATCACCCACAGGCGCTGCCAATACACCCTGCCCCGGTCCCAGTGGAGGTGGCGTAGTGAATTGATGTGCACCCTTGGGCTCGGGAACTTCCTCGGCACCCAAGGGAGGTCCGGGTTGTTCACCCGCTCTTTGTTCTGGTGTGTCCCTTCTCTTCGCAGCGTCTCTCTTAGCGTCCGCCACCTTTTGCTGTAGCGCCCCAATCTTTTCGTCGATGTCCCGCAAGAGAGGATCTGTATCGCCGGGATGTGTGTCGAGTTGGTCGTGGAGCCACGGCCGTTCTCCTTCTTGGTACTCTGGTTCGCCTCCGTGTGCGTTGGGACCCTCTGGGTGCCGAGTTACATCGTGGGTCATCCCTTTACCTGTGCCTCCATTCATCAGGCTTTCCATTTGGTCCCTACCAAATCTGCCCCCACCCTCCTTAATTATCCCCTCTACTTCTTTCTCGTCGCGGTTGAAGAGCTTGCCTATAACTGCGGCACCGATAGAGCCGAGAACTCCCGCGGAAACCCCCTTACCAAAAGACCTCTTCGGTCCCTTACCACTGCCAGCCCTTTTCGGATTTGTGCCCCGACTCCTCGGCCCGGAACCACCTCTTTTACGTCGTGCCATAATAATCTCTTTTTATTGAACTTATGTAAGGATAACCTCCCTGCCCTTTAGCAGGAAGAATTCAGTATTTTCTGATGTCTAGTATTCGGAAGAGGGGGGTGGGAGGGACACCACCCTCTTCCTGAAGCGACGTGGAAGAAATCTTCCTCCATGACGCCTCTTTTCTCTCCATTACGGAGTTTGGCTATTTCCTTGGATACCCGCTCCATTTGGGGCTGGCTCTCTGAACTGTCTTGGGAGTGCCGGTCCCGTTCGCTCCTGACTCTCCGTCTCTCTCGGCGGACCCGTAAGGGCAGGGCCTTCACTCGGAGCCTGACCCGGAGTTCCCTGAAGCATCTGCTGAATAGCAGCTTGCGTCTGGAGATCCTGAGCTTGCTCCTGCTGGAGGAGGCCGGGAAGGAGTTCTTCGGGGTTCTGGACATTGTACCCGCGGACGAGTAGTTCTCTTGCGATCTTCTGTAGGTTCGGAATTGCTTCGGGACCGTATAGCTGTTGAAATAGACCGGACAACCCACTCATAAGGTTCAGGAGGTCGTTCCACTGTTTCCTCTCAAGAGCAATAGCTTGGGCCTGTGAGGAAATGTCTATCTGGAATCTGTATTCGCCCTTGGCGATTTCATCGTCGATTGCTACCCACTGATCTGCCTGTTCGTGGATCAGGAAGAGTCGCTCTGGTCTGTACTGGGTTGTTAACTGCCAGAACTTCTTCGCTACCCGAACTTGGAAATCTGCCAGCAGGTTCCCCCTGCGGGCCTCACGGGCAGTGGTGCGGCGTTCGATAATGGAAGATTCAGTAGCCGTGTCCACGCCTTTTGATACGGGCTGTGGGGTTCCTGCGGCTCTATCAAAGAGAGAATGGATAACATTCAGCATCTCCCCCTTGTCGTTTGGAATCCTGCCAAGATCTAGGGCTTGGATACCGGCTCCGGGGGCGTTCGCCATTCCCCTGACGGGGTGTGACGACATATCCGGTGCGAGGAGAATGTTATCAATCGTGTCCTCATCCACTGCCTCAGGATCGTAGAGGATGAGGTTCTTCATCTTCCTGATGACATACAGGTAGGAATCGAGGATTTCATTTGACAGGGCTTGGACGTTATCCGCACCTGCCAGCACCAACCCGGGCTTGTTATACCATTCCTTCACGCCTGTCTGGAAGGAAAGGAGTTCCACGGGGAAATCCTCAAGAGTCTGATAGGGCCAAGGATCTTCGCGGAGGATTTCGTCATGCCCTTCGGCAAAGACGAAGATGATATTCTCCCGCGTTCCCGCAGCAGTGGGGAAGTCTCTGGCCCAGACCTCATAGAGAGTCACCAGCCCAAAATCATCCTCCACATCCCCCGTGGTTACCGGGGGAGCATCCTCAGGACGGGAAGAAGATTCTAGATCGTCTGTATTTGAGTAGGAGGGATTGGCCTTAACATCATCCACCCTGCGGATAATCTTGAAGGCGATCCACTGTGCGTCCGCAAGTCCCTCCTGCGCGAGGGGGTCCATGAAGAAATGGTCAGGACGCCATCTCAGACCAAAGGGGGCACCATACTGCACGTTGCTGGAAGGGTCAGGATCTGCCCTGTCCTGCATCTGCCGGTGGGCCTCGATGTTGGCTTCGATGTTCCTCTCAACCAGCGGGTCCAGTGGTTCGGGCTGTTGGAGGAGTTCAGTCTTGGCCTCGATGTGGAGTTCGTGGTTCTGCTCGTCGGTCACCGCGGTCTGTGAACCCGACAATAGAGCGTTAAGCTCCGACTCGATATCATCCCCGTAGGAGAACTCTGGTTCCTCTACGACCTCATAGATCAATTTATCGAGATCTGTCTTCCACCCAATCTTCTTTACTCCGTATGGAGCAAGGAAAGCATCGAGTAGAATCCGCTCGTCCTGTTGCTTCTGGTTGGTTTCCCTATACCAGTAGTTCAGGACGCTGGAAACGACAGGTGACCCATCAGAAGAATCTCTCTGGAGGGGCATTGTTGTAAAATGGGGGTGTCTTTCCAGAAGGTTGGAGATCGACTGATCTATCCAACCGAAGACCAGATTGGCCTTCACTCTCTGGGTGTGCGGATCTTCGTCAAAATCAAAGCCCTCTTCGCGGTCAGTGGACGGATCATTCTCATATTGTTTGATAAGAATGTCCGCGGCCTCAAAGTAGGGCTTTAGGCGAGTTCCAGCATGATCTATCTGTCGCGCCCAATACTGGACACGATCCTTTTCACCACTCGGGTATGCCATTGCAATCCTTTGCGAGGCATGGACTTACCCTAAGTTATACTACTTAATACTATGTTGTCAACCCCTAATATTAGCCATGGCTAATCTTTCGATCTGCATAAACATTTGAAAGCGGCTTACAAATCTCTCTCTGCTCATCGTCTCACCCTGTTCATTTTGCATTCCCATAAAGCCCAAGGCGTGTATGAAATCTTTTTGCGTCTCGGTAATGGAGTTGTCCCTTACCCCGGTGACGATCATCGCGGCCTCTGACTTAGAGTAGCCATATTTACGGAGGATCACATCATCCACGTCCTCTCCTCCTGCGATGGCGCGGAGGGTGGCTTCCTCTACTGTTATTTCAGTTCCGGTGCAATCCGTGTAGGCTCTATTACCACTGCTCCCCGATTTCGGATTCGCATCCGATTTTGGTTCCATAAATCCCCATAGGTTGTTGGCACTAAATGAGTCCTACTCTCCTCGGCGGGAAGAAGACCGGGGGACATCTGATCCAATATCCTCCCCAGCAGAGAAAGGGCATCTATTTGATCGTCATGTCCTGACACGGGGAAACGGGAGAGTTCGTAAACAAACTCATCCACCCACTCCGCCCCAGACGGAATATAGACCTTGCCCATTGACATTCTGGCTTGGATAGACCTTGCCCGGGTAGGCTTGTCTCTTGCGGAGGAATACTGCTCCCTTCGGCAGTAAACCCTAAGCTCCGACATTCTTTTAGATAGGAATGGTCCAACGGATTTATTGATCTGCCCCGCCTCCTCGGCCCACTGTAGCGGTTTGTACCTCTGCATCAAAGCGATTACTTCATCAATCCACACATCAGAAGTAACCTGCCCCTTCCACACATCGAGGATATACAGATCGTCATTTGGGTCAACACCACCCACAATATGAACGGTGTAATCCCCTGTGCTATCGCTTACAGCGTAGTCAGACGCTCCATATACGTGCAGGTAGGGTCGGGAGGAATGGGGGGAATATCGGGAGTTTAGGTCCCTTGGGTCGTAGTATTTGAGCCAATCTGCCTTAAAATACGCCCCTTCCTCGGTAATTGGGCGCTGTTGATAGAGCGCAGACCATGATCTGGGTCCTTCTGAGGCAGATAAAACCCTCTTGGTTTCCTCCAAAGCATCCTTCGGATACCACTCTGGCCACAGGGCTTCGCCCTCTTCTCGCCCCAAAACGTCGTTATCGTAAGCCAAAGCGGGTAGATCTACCACTTCCCACGCATCTCCTGTCCCTGATTCCATCTCAGAAAGGAGTTGCCCTGCGAGATCGTCGTCATGCCATCGGGTTTGGATTACTACAATGGAGGCTTCAGGCATTCTACGGGTGTAGACATCAGAACGGTACCATGCCCACATTGCCTCTCTGATTGCCTTGGAGTCTGCGTCCTGCTGACCACGGATCGGGTCATCAATTACAATCAGATGGCCACCACGCCCCGTAGGAGATCCTCCCACACCCACTGAGAGATAAGCCCCACCCATCGAGGTGTGCCAGTAGTTCGCCGCCTTTGCGTCTGCGGCAAGCTCGATATCCTCAAAGACATTCTGGTACAAGGGATTGGCACACAGGTTCCTCACCTGTCTACCAAACGCTCTTGCTAGATCTGTGTTATGGGATGCTGTGATAATCTGCTGTGCAGGATTGTGGCCGAGATACCACGCAGGGAAGTGGATTGTCCCAAGTTGGGATTTCCCGTGCCGGGGAGGTGCCTGTATGATCAGGCGCTTCAACTCCCCCTTCGCAACGGCTTCGAGCTTTTCAGCTATGTAACGGTGATGCGTTCCCGCTTCATACGCAGGAAGGGTGTACTCTACGAAAGGAATCAGCCTGTCATGGGCCTCTGTTCTCTTTAATAACTCTTCTGCGGCTTCCTTTTGGTGGTCGTTTGCTCCCGACTCTCCAGAGTTTTCTTCCATGTTCCTTCACTCTATCCTTTGCGTAACAATATATGCAGGTGTCTATACCTGAAAATACAGTCCCCTGACACCTCTTATCCCCCCCGTTGAGGCATCTTCCGGTCAAATCATGGTGCAATTTGGCGTATTTGTTCTCTGCATTCCTGTGGAACTTACGCTTAAAGCCCCGTGGTTCGCTTTCCTGCAATGGCAGCAAGTATCTCAACGTGCGCCTCATCATCGAATGTTTCCCTCATTTCCCCTTCTACGTCCTCTTCTACTGAAAGTAGGTAGGGTTCCCACTGGGATGTGGGGGTCTCAGTTGCTATTAACTGCGCGATCTTCTTCTGTTGCTCTTCCCAGATGGCGTCAATCAACCTCAGTTCCTGTGTCGCCGTCAGGTCCAATCTTTTCTTTTGCGGTGGAATCTGTTCCATCTGTTCCGCCGTCGTTTGGACGGCGTGTGCCCAAGTGAGTTCGCGGGTTGTCTTCACGGACCGCAGTAAACTCTGCTTCGACAGGTCTCCCGACGATTTTAAGGAGGTCTGCCTTTGAGAGGCTTTTGATATCGACATTGTGGTTTATTACTCCCTCCACCTTCTTTTTATCTGCCCACCTCTTTCTGAGCTTTGAAAGAACCCATCGTCTGTCTTCCTTGTGTTCCAGCGCGTCCTTCCACAGTTCTGCTTCCAGTTGATCGAGTTTGGACTCCTCGATCATCTCCCACTCCTCTGCGAACTTCGGATTCGACTCCCTCTCCCTCTGTACCTCCCGAGGGGACTTCAGCCCCGCTCTCCTTGCGCTCTGGGACACGTTCATTGTTTGCGCGAAGTGGTGCAGGAATACCTCCTGCTTCTCCCTGCTGATAGCCATGAAACTCTACTTTCCCGTCGTTTACCTTAACAATTATACAATCTGGAAGCTTCAACATCTCCTTTGAGGGTCTCATCTCCTCCACTCCTTACCGTCTCTCCTCGCCTGTTTGTAAGCGGCTTTCAAAAGACGATACAGGTTCTTCTGCGTATCCGGCATAACCCTATGAAGCTCTACCGCCAGCTTCCTCAACTCCTTGGCCCGTGCCCCCCTCATCGTTCGCCCATGCTGTTCTCTAGCCTCCGCAGTCTTTCCTCTAAGGTTAGCAGATCTACCTCCTTGTACGCCCTCACCGCCTCCTCAACTATATGTCTCTGCGTCCCCTTCATCGAGTGAATCTTCTCCCACACGTCTGTGTCCACCTGTAGGTGTAGCCTTCTCGAAGATCCTTTTGTCCCACTCTGCACGTTCCTTCTTCTCCTGTTCCAAGTAATTTTCGATGATCTCGTAAGGGTCCCCAAAAGCTCGATACTGCCTATCCCCAGCTATAACAATCAGATCTCCGTCCTCAACGCAGAACCCCTCCACATACTCCAAGTAAAGATCGTCAGTAATCTTAAACATCCTCTTCCTCCCGGCCGCTATGCGCCCACTATCGTTGTGCACCTGCACAGTCTACGTAACAACCCGAAAAACCCAATCTATGTGTATTTCATGTGTAGGTCAACTCATTTTTACTCTAAATTTTAGGGGGGCCATCCATAATAATGATGGGACCCCTATTGGGGGGGTTGCCTCCCGCTGGGGCGGCTTGTAAGCGGCTCACATTTCCCCCCGGGGGAGCTTGATACTACTTAGTATAGTATCTATAGTAGGCATTATCGTTACTATACATTTGGGCAGGTAAACCCCCTGCTCCCCGGCACAGAGGAGCTTGATACTACGTAGTATGCTGGCCTCAGTATCTGATACTAAGTGATACCGACGTTGGTTCCTCCCTGAGGCGGGCCAAAAGTGGGGGGGCTATCGGCCGATTCAGGGGGCAAAAACAGGCATCGGACAGATGGCCGAATCGTAGTATCATGTGGTAATACATACCCCTTGGGTTATAGTGCACAAGTGTGCACGGGAAAAATGTTCCGAAACCCGCCTCTTGGACTTGCTGAGGCACCCCGGGGTGAGGACTCCTGTAGATGCCCAAACGCGTCAGGCGGCTTCTGAGAGCCTCTGGGGCCTATGAACATATGTGCACCAGTCGTTGTTTTTATTGAACTTACGGCACTTTTTTGGGTGCTTTTTTAGGTGCACATTTGTGCCATTTACCTGCACATTTGTGCAGTAGTTTCCTTGTCTATTTGTGGTCTGTTTTATCTGTTTTTGGGTGAACATTTGTGTAGGTGTTTCTCCTGCCTCCAGACGGTCGAGGAGGCGTATTTAGGTGCACATTTGTGCAGTAGTGGTGGCTGTGGTTGGTGGTGCCCCGGAAGTAGGTGCACATTTGTACAGCTTGCGGAGATTTTGGTTTGTGTTTAGCTTTACCCACGTTGCAAGTCACAGAAACGAAATGTAAGCGGCTTTCAGGGGTGCCGAAAATAACTCTTGACAAATGATGTAAACGTGTTTATGTTTAGTCCACGTTGTCAACAAGCACCACGCACCAGCGGCCGCACAAGCG